TTCCCCACTAGTCCAGTAAAAGGTGATATGTATCTACGAGTAGACTATTTGCCTAGTAAACTGTTTAAATGGAATGAAAAGAAATGGATAGAAGTAGACAAAACCAAGACTGACAGCTTTGCCTACGATCAAGCATATATACAACATCTAATAGAGAAGATTAACACGGGTGAGTATGATGTTGATCTGATCACAGATGTTGAACGTGAACAAATATCGAGGTATTTAAATGGAAAATCAAAACAATAGGCTAATAACCTATCCCAGCACAGTAGAAAAAACTGATCATCACACAGTGGTATTGATAGACTGTGATACTAGAGATTTTGGTGATCTGTTAGTGTTCCTTAAGACTAGCAAGACTAATTTTGATGTTTATACCTATAGAGGTGACATGTATGATTTAGAATGGTTAAATCATCTGGGTTATTCAGCAGATGCATACCTAATCAATAATACTAGCCAAGTCAAAGTTACCAGTGGTATCCGCTATGGATTTGGGCAGGAATTCTTCAATCCTTTAGAGTATTTCCAAAAAATTGAACAAACCGCGGTTGACCTAGTTGAGTAAATCATGTTATAATAGTCACAATGGTAAATAATATACTACTATAAAGGACTATATGGCGTTTGAAAATTCATTGAAAGGCAGCACTGTTTACATTAAGAACGATAATGTTGAGCAGGCTATGCGCAAGTTTAAGAAAAAGATACAGGACAGCGGACTATTGTTAGATATGCGTGCCCGTGAGCACTATGAAAAACCTACATGGGAACGTAAACGCAAAGCGGCCGCAGCCAAAAATCGTTGGAAAAAGAAACTACAAAGTCAGCAGTTGCCCAAGAAGTTATACTAAATATTCTGTGACTATATATGCATGCACTTATATTTGCAGATAATAAATATCAGTCCGATCGAATAGGCATTCTCAGAGCACCAGGTGCTCATCGTATTGCAACTTTATTAAGATCTCGCAATATTCAAACAGAAGTTATAGACTTTTACCTAGATTGGTCATTAGACGAATTAAAAAAAATTATAGACCTACAATTATCAAAACCAACATTATTCGTAGGATTTAGTTGTAGCTTAATGTTTGATGGAGTAAATGGATTTAATCATATTAGAGATTATATTAAATTAAAAAATCCAAGTGTAGCTATTATAGTTGGTGGATTTCATACAACACAAAAAGGGTTTGAGGGTGCTGATTGGTATATAGAAGGTTATGGTGAATATGCTATATTAAGTCTGGTAGAACATTTACTTGATCGATCTAAGCTAATCAAATTTGAATTAGATGAACAAGGTCGCCGTGTAATTTATACCAAAGAACAGTATCCAGTAAATTCCTTAACTAGTCTTAATACAGAATATCAATTTAGTGATTTTATCCAACCGAATGAAACTTTAAGTATTGAAACAGCCAGAGGATGTGTATTTAAATGTAAATTTTGTTCTTTCCAACTATTAGGAAAAAGCAAAGTTGATTATCTTCGAGATGTAGAGGAAATACGCAACGAATTCATAATTAATTATCAAAGATATAGCACAGTGAAATATATTGTAACTGAAGATACATTCAATGATACTGATGATAAAGTTAACATGTTTTACGATATAGTAAAATCTTTACCATTTGAATTAAAATTTATGGGATATGTACGAGCTGACTTATTGGCATCTAAACCTGGCAATTTACGGAAATTAATCGAATGTGGTTTCACCAGTATGCATTTTGGTATTGAAACTTTTAATAGTGCTGCTGGTAAGATTGTAGGTAAAGGAATGGATGCTAATAAATTAAAACAAGCATTAATTAAATTTAAGACTGATTATCCTAATATTTACACAAATGGAACATTTATTATTGGATTACCTGGCGAATCACCAGATGATATCAGAGAAACAGCACAATGGATTATAGATTCTAAAACTTTAGATTTTTGGACGTTTAATCCTTTAATGATTCCTAAAAGAAACAAACTAATTTATAGCAGTGAATTTACCAATGACTATCTATTGTATGGATATAATAAAATGTCAACTGTTGATCTGGCACAATATCCGCCGGATAATAATAATTTATTATTTGCCAATAAAATATCTTCATTTATTATAGATTGGAAAAATAAATATTTTAATTCTTATACAGCGGCAAAATTAGCAACAGAACTAAATCAATTAGCTAATCCATATAAAAAAATAGATGCTTGGACTACTTTTGCTATTAGTAGTCTTGGATATGATCTTATTGCTACTCAAAAGCATACATATAGTGGTATTAATCCTTTAAACCAATTGGAAATTAAAGAAAAAACAAAACAATTTATAGAAAATTATAAACAAAATAAACTTAAACATTTGACAAAAGAATTATACTAGTATATAATAAAGTTTTAAAGAAATAAATAACTGTATAGAGTGCCTTAGGGGCTCTATTTTTAGATCTTGCTTAATTAAAGGAGAAACTATATGTCTAAGATCATCGGTATCGACCTAGGAACCACCAACTCATGCGTGGCTATCCTAGAAAACAACAAACCCAAAGTAATTGAAAACAATGAAGGTGCCCGCACTACACCTAGTATCGTTGCCTATGGCGATGAGATCCTAGTTGGTGCGCCAGCTAAACGTCAAGCGGTGACTAATCCAAAGAAAACTATCTACGCGGCTAAACGCTTGATTGGTCGTAAGTTTGACGAAAAAGAAGTACAAAAAGATTTAGATTTGATGCCCTACACTATCATCAAAAATACCAATGGTGATGCATGGGTTCAGATCGACGAAGATAAACTAGCACCTCCACAGATCTCAGCAGAAGTCTTACGTAAAATGAAAAAGACTGCTGAAGACTATCTTGGCCACGAAGTAACACAGGCAGTTATCACTGTTCCAGCTTACTTCAATGACGCACAACGTCAAGCAACCAAAGACGCAGGTAAGATCGCAGGCCTAGAAGTCTTGCGTATTATCAACGAACCAACTGCGGCGGCATTGGCATTTGGTATGGACAAAGACAGCAAAAAAGATCGTAAGATTGCAGTATACGACTTAGGTGGTGGCACATTTGACGTATCCATTATTGAGATTGCAGATGTTGATGGTGAAAAACAATTTGAGGTTTTAGCCACCAATGGTGATACGTTCTTAGGTGGTGAAGACTTTGACCAACGTATCATGGATTTCATTATCGATGAATTCAAGAAAGAATCAGGTGTCGATCTCAAACAAGACCAATTGGCCCTACAACGTTTGAAAGATGCTGCAGAAAAAGCCAAAATTGAATTGTCCAGCAGTAATCAAACTACAGTAAGTTTACCTTATATCACAGCAGATGCTAGCGGTCCTAAACACTTGAACGTGGTCATCAGTCGTAGTAAGTTTGAATCATTAGTTGAAGATCTGATTCAACGTAGTATCGAGCCATGTCGTGTTGCTATTAAAGACTCTGGTGTTGCGGTTGCAGACATTGATGATGTTATCCTAGTTGGTGGTCAGACACGTATGCCTAAGGTGCAAGAAGCAGTTGAGGCGTTGTTTGGCAAAGCACCACGTAAAGACGTTAATCCAGATGAAGCAGTGGCAGTTGGTGCAGCTATCCAAGGTGCTGTTCTAGCAGGTGACAAGACTGACGTTCTATTATTAGATGTTACTCCACTGTCATTGGGCATCGAAACAGTTGGTGGCGTTATGACTAAACTTATTAAAAAGAATACTACTATTCCTACTAAGGTTAGCCAAACATTCTCAACAGCAGATGATAATCAACCAGCAGTCACAGTTGCTATCGCACAAGGTGAGCGTGAGTTTATCAAAGACAATAAGCGGCTTGGTGAATTTAATCTAGAAGGTATTGAACCTGCTCCACGTGGCGTACCAGCGATTGAGATCACACTGGACATTGATGCTAACGGTATCTTAAAAGTGTCAGCTAAAGATAAGAAAACTGGTAAAGAAAACAAGATCACTATCAAAGCCAATTCAGGTCTGAGTGAAGATGAAATTGCTAAGATGGTACAAGATGGAGAAGCCAATGCTGAAGCAGATAAGAAACAACGTGCCCTAGTAGATAGCCGTAACAATGCTGACAGCCAAATCTATCAAGTTAATAAAACATTAAAAGATCTAGGCGACAAGATTACCTTAGATGAAAAGACCGCCATTGAAACAGCAGTCAAAGCAGTAGAAACTGCTATCGAAGGTGATGACATTCCTGCTATCACTGACAGCGTCGAAGCGTTGACTAAAGCCGCAGAACCGTTATTCAAAGCATATCAGGCTGCCGAAGCTGCCAAAGCAGAAGTGCAACCAGGTGCTGAACAGAATTCAGAAAAACCCAGCGATGTAGTAGATGCTGAGTTCACTGAAGTTAAAAAGGATGCCTAAGGGGTCCTTGATTTAATCTTGCTTAACTATAAGGAGAATAAGCTATGAAACAAGTATATATTAACAGTCTGGATATTCCAAGTATCCAAAGATTCGCAGTTGGATTTGACCGCATGTTTGATGAGCTCAGTAGAACAGCTGGCACATTAAATGCCAGCAACTATCCACCTTACAACATCATCAAAGAAACAGAAACTATCTGGAAGATCGAAGTAGCTGTGGCAGGCTTTGATGAAAGTGAGTTGGATGTTGAGATCATCAACAATGAACTAGTTGTCTCTGGAGCAGTCAATAAAGAAAACAAAGTAGAAGCGCAGTATCTACATCAGGGTATCGCTGGTCGTGACTTTGAACGTACATTTGCTCTCGCAGACAATGTAGAAGTCAAGGGTGCCGCAGTTAAGAACGGTATCTTAACAGTTACCTTAGAACACATCGTTCCAGAGTCTGCTAAGCCAAAAAAGATTGCAATTACCTTTCAGAAGTAGTATAATATAATAGTGGGACAGGCAACTGTCTCGCTATTTAAAGTGAGATTCAATTATGTCAAAAACATTCGAAAAGGAACATATGGGTACCAAAGCAGTTACAAAAACAAGACCAATACCTAATCTTGATCTAAAAGAACCTCCCTTGTATCGAGTTATATATATCAATGATAGTGTTACTACTATGGAATTCGTAGTTCAAACATTAATTGACATTTTTAATCACACTCCAGAAACAGCACAAGCGGTCACACTTAAAATACACGAAGAAGGATCAGGAACCGCCGCTATCCTTCCATACGAGATGGCAGAACAAAAAGGTGTTGAAGTAACACAGCTAGCTCGCAACAACGGATTTCCGTTACAGGTTAAATTAGAACCAGTAGAATGATATTCAATAAAGTCCAGGAATTAAAAGCACAAGGCCTACGCATAGGATTCACCGCTAGTCAGTTTGACATGCTACACGCTGGTCACGTTGCTATGTTAAGTGAAGCTAAAAATCACTGTGATTATCTTATCGCTGGATTACAGAATAACGCCAGTTGGGACCGTCCTGAAAAGAACGCACCTATACAGAGTATAGTAGAAAGACAAATACAATTAGCTGCAACACGCTATGTAGATGAAATTGTAGTCTATAATACAGAAAAAGATCTTGAAGATATATTACTTACACTACCAATTGATATTAGGATATTAGGTGTAGAATATCAAGACAAAGAATTCACAGGCAAAGATATCTGTAATAAACGCAACATTAAATTAATCTTTAATAGCCGTGATCATAGTTTTAGTTCTAGCAGTCTTCGCAAACGTGTAGTAGAAGCAGAAAGACAAAAATAATGGACATAATGTTAGACTTAGAAACACTCAGCACTCG